TCTATAGGTATGATAGGAATTCTACTGCTTCTGAAGATTTAGTATATAATACTATATTAGCTCCTAATGATAATAAAGGAAGATTTATCAAAATTAATGGTATAAGTACTAATACATTTATAGATGATGCTGATACTTTAGATGGTTATCATGCCTCATATTTTGCAACTGCTACCGATTTGACTTCCCATACGTCTAACACAAACAACCCCCATAATGTAACTGCTGCTCAACTTGGCGCTACTAATATACTGGAGCAAATCAAAACTGTGGATGGGTCAAGCAGCGGGCTGGATGCAGACACTGTAGATGGCTTTGATACAAGTCAGACACCTGCTCCAAATGTGATAGTGCCTTTAGATGCAAATGGGGCTTTGGATTTAAGTGTGACTTATGTGAGAAGTAATGTTTATACATTCAGGCGAGTTGACTTGACTAACACAACGAGTGATTACATGTTGCAGGTGGGGGAGGAAGCTTACATAAGTTTTAGTAATACAACGAGTGTGCCGTTGAGAATAGCGACGCAGAGCGGGACTTATTACGAATGTCATTTGGTTTGTAGTAATACTGGTGGAACTTCGGGTGGAACTTCGGGTGGAAAGGCAGCACATATTTTTTTAAATCCTAATAATACAACTTATAGCGATTCTTTTGTATATGCTGAAGTTTTTCGGGTGAGTCCAAAAATATATTCAAATTATTTCACTTATTCTGCTCTTAGATGTGGAACGGCGTTTGCAAGTTCTGCTTTTTATATAACAAATTTTGTCCAATATAAAAATGTAAAAGGAATTTATGATACATATGGATTGAGTTACAATTATCCAGGTTTGGTCAGTTTTTCCACAGATTGGCGAGATACGACGACTACTTGGACTTCTCTTGGAACAATAACATTTCCACAATTAACATCAGGTTATGTTTTGGTTAGGAGGTTAGTATAATGAAGATATTTGCATATTTACATCCAGAACTTAATATACTTTGTTGCGCTTTACTTCCTGAAGCTGTCCCACAAGGAGTTAATGCTGTAGAATTGGAAGTAGAGAGTACTGATGATATTATCCTTGACAACGGACAAATCAGAGTAAAAACAGAACAAGAAAAGCTTCAAGACAAAAAACAAGAATTATTACAAAAACTATCAAATGAAGCAAAAGCTTATATAGAAAAATACTATCCTGAACTAAAACAAAGGTCAGATGTTAGTGATAAAGATAATGGTGAAAGTTATTTATCACTACAAAATATAGATACAATACAGTTAAGAAAAGATATAACAGACGAAACAATTAAAAACTATCCTGACTTCACTGCTGCTTTAGATAACATACTCATTAAATACCAATCATCTACAAATCAACTTATAAATTACTGGCTAACACAAGAATTGAAAAGTGCGTTCAGAAATTATTTTGCCTTTCTTGTTAAACAAGAATACTACAACCTTGAAACTCAAATTAACAACGCTACAAGCGAAGCAGAATTGCCAGCTATAACCTTTACAACTATCTTTCCTGAATGGCTATAGTAGAAAAATAAAGAGGCTATTAGAAAATGTTTAATTTTATACCTGTTATAGGCACAGTATTAGATAAGGTATTTGGAGTAGTTGATAAGGCTATTCCTGATAAAGATTTGGCAACTAAACTAAAATCAGAGCTACAAACAAGCTTACTAATAAAAGAGTATGATTTGATTACAAGGGAGCTTGAAAGCAAAAGTAATGTAATAATAGCTGAGGCTAAGTCAGAGAGTTGGCTTGCTCGCTCTTGGCGACCAATAACAATGCTAACATTCGTTGCTCTCATTACTGCCGATTGGCTTGGATTTACGGCAAGCAACCTTACCCATGAAATGAAACTAAAACTGTATGACATTATTCAGCTTGGTCTTGGTGGGTATGTCATTGGTAGAAGTGCCGAAAAGGTAGGCAGTGTAGTTGCTGAAACATTAAGGAAGGATAAATGAGATACCTTACAAATGGTAAATATGAAATGTCAATAAGAAAAAAAGTTAGGTAGGAGGTGATATGGAGAAAGAGTTTTTAGACTTTAAGAATAAAATGCTAATGGAAATGGCAGAAGTAAGGGCAGATATAAAGATAGTAACAGAAACACAAAAAGCACTTGCACAAACTATGGGAGAATTAAAAGAGCTAAATAAGAATTTTACCTCTGTTCTTACTCATCAAGAAAGACTACAACAAGATGTGCACGACTTATATTTAAAATATAATACTATCCAAACAGAAACAAATAAACAGTTCGCACAATGCCCTGTTCATAGTCTTACTATGAAAAACTTGAAAGAAGAGGTGTATGAAATAAAGGATTTGATACGAAACAGAGATAAGACTTTAGCTGGTATAATTATAAGTATAGTAACATATGTAATTTTACAAGTATTAAAAATAATATAGGAGAATAGTATGTTTGATTACTTTAAGATAGAAGAATTTGCTTGCTCTTGTTGTGGTAAAAATGAAATAGACCCACAATTTGTAAAAAAATTAGATGATGCAAGAAGATTAGCAAAAATTCCTTTTATAATTACATCAGGCTATAGGTGTGAAAAGCATAATAAAGAAGTTGGCGGAAGCCCTAATAGCTCTCATTTAAAGGGAATTGCTGTTGATATATCTTGTCAAACTTCTACAAGTAGATACTTAATAGTAAATGCTTTAATTAGAGCAGGGTTTAATAGGATAGGTATAGCTAAAGATTTTATACATTGTGATATTGACAAAGATAAACCACAAGAGGTTATTTGGGTATATTAAAGGATAGGAGTATGTTAGTAAATAACTGTTTTCAAGGTTTAAATAAAAAGTTAGCTCCTCATTTATTACAACCTAATGAGGCACAAATATTAGTTAATACTGAAATAGACAGAGGAGTTATAGAATCTACTAAAGATTTAACTAATACTAATATTTCTGCTAACAAATATATCTATTATTTTGAAAATACTTGGCTATCAAGTAATAACTATAGAAATTATACTGAATACAATGAAGTTCTATACTATACTGAGGAAGGACAAAAGCCTAAAAAATATTCTAGTGGACAAGAAAATTTTATTGGTATTGAACCTCCAGACGCTGCACCTACTTTAACAGAGACTACTGGTTCAAATATAAAAAAAGGTTATATATATGATTATGTATACACTTATTATAATATTAATGATGGTACTGAGTCTAAACCTTCGCCATCAGCTGAACTAAACTTAGCAGGTTCTGGTACAGCGGCAATTATTATAGGTAATATAAAGCAACCTATAGACCCACAAATTACACATATAAAAGTATATAGATTAGGTGAGCATTTAACTGATTACTCATTAGTTGAAACGCTTGATATTAAATCATTAACTTGGACTAGTGGTGTTACTTCTTGGACTGATGATGTATCAGAAATTAATATAGAAGGAGATATATTAACTTCTTGGGATAACGATACTCCACCAGCAAATTTAAAGTATATTACTAAATATCTAACTATGCTATTTGGTGCTGAAGGTAATACGTTATATTTTACTAAACCTGCTTATCCTAATTATTGGCCTAATTATATAATATTTGATGATATAATTACAGGTATAGGCCCAACAGCTAATGGATTACTTATATTTACTAAATATGAAACTTATATATTAGTTGGAACTACTCCTGATAATATGTATAGATATTTATTAAATGGCGCTTATGGTTGTATTGAGCATAATACCATAAAATATACTAATAATACATTATTATGGATGTCAGAAGATGGTATTTGTGCTTCTAATGGTGGTGAAATTATTATATTAACTAAAAATAAATTAGGTAAATTAGCTATAACACCTATAAATGCTGAAGTTTATGATGAGCAATATTTTTTACAACATTCTAATGGTATAATTGTTATTGATTTTAGACTAAAAGAATTAGGGTTTAATATTAGGGAATATAGTATTAATTCAGAATATTTACATAAATCAGAGAATAAGCTTTATTCTTATTATAATGGCTATATTTATGAATGGTATACTGGTAATGAGCTTCAATTACAGTATAAATCCCCGGCTTTAACTGAAGGCTTTATTTCTATGCTAAAACAATATAAAATTGTATATATTAGCTATAAGGGGGATTTTACCATAAATATTTATATCGATGGTAATTTAGTTAATTCATATATTATAAGTGCTCAGAATATTAAAACAGACGAGGTTAAAATTCCTACAGATTTACAAGAAGGCTATTATTTTGAAATTGAATGCATAGGTACTGGTGTTATATATGAAATAGAGTTTAAAGTAGCGGGGAGAGCAAATGGCAGATAAAATACAAATACCATTTAACATTAAAAATGAGACAGAAATTAAAAGAGTATTAACTAATATTCTTACAAATATGATTACAAATAGTGAGTCTAAAACTTTAAAAGATTTAACAGACGAGAACAAAGCTTTAATATTGGCTATTATTAAAGGTGCTGGATTAGAAATAGATGGTTCATATAAAACTCCTGAGAATACTTATTATTTAGACTCTGCAACTTCACTAAAAATTGCTGATATATTATTAGACTCAGAACTTAAAATAGCTAATGATAATATTACACAAAATGCTGCTGGTATATTAGATTTACAAAATAGAATTATAGATGTATATGAATCTATGGCTTTTACAGTAAATGATGTAGAATTAAATATTACTCCTGATTCGCCTATTACTAAAAGTGTTGTTTATGATTATGATAGGCATGCTATATCTTTTACAAATGATGCGGATTTATCTGATGATTATACTATTTATATGTCAGTACAAATTCCAAGAGGTTACAAATTAGGCACAGATATTATACCAGAATTATATTGGATTCAAGAAGTTCCTGGCGATGTTGTTTGGAATATAACTTATAGAATATATCATCCTGGAGAGGCTATACCAGGGTGGACTACTATAGCCTCTACTGGAACTAAATATACTTATAGTTCAGGAACTTTATTACAAACTTCTACTTTTGAGGCTATAAGCGGTTCTGCAATAGTTGATACAGATGTGCAAATAGATATTAGAATTAGCAGGAATGCAAATAATGCTAATGATACTCTTAATGGTAACGCTTATTTTAAATCCTTATTACTTTGGGTTTGCACTGATAAATTAGGTATAGATTCACACGCATAATGTATTAAATTAAAAAGGATATGTAAAATGTCAAAATTTAGCATATATTATATTAAAGAAGAGGACTTAGATAAATTAATAGATTTATATAAGAAAATGCATGAAAATATAAACTATGGGCTTTTACCAGCACAAATAGAGAAAGAATGTTTGCAATTTATTAGTAAGGTAGGAAGTATAGTACTTGGTTTATATAAAGAAAATGAACTAGTAGGTTTTTTTATAGGCCATCCATTAGACTCAGAAGTATTCTTTTGGTCAAGCCTATATATAGAACCTAAATACAGATTTAAAGCTAAGGATTTAATAGATACTGGAATTGATATAATAAGACAAGCAGGATTTAAAAAGTGGAGGGCTGAAAGTGCCACTAAAGAAGGCCAAAATATTATATCTAGATATAAAGGTAAAATAATAGCTATACATTACGAAGCGGAGGTATAGATGAGAGAAAAGGTAGAACCTAAAGAACATAAAATAAAGAAGTCTAATTTAACTGAAGCTTTTGAAAATACTAATGCAAAAACTCGTGGAGGTAAATAATGGGTGGAGTTGTTAGAACTGTAACAGACGCTATTGGTCTAACAGACTATTCAGGTGCGGCAAAAGCCCAAGAAGCTGCTGCAGATGCTGCTAAAGCAGGCGTAGCTCTATCAGCTGAGCAAGTAGAGTTTATGAAAGAGCAATATAATGACTGGAAAGCTATATTTGGTGATTTAACTGAAACATTAGGTGATTATTTTAAATCTCTTGAACCTGATGATGTAATAGCACCTAAAATACAGTCTATAAATAAAGAATTAGCTAAAGCTAAGGAGAATATAGAAGTTACATTAGCTCAAAAAGGTTTAGACAAGAGCTCTATTGCAGAAAAAGCTTTAACCTCACTAGAAGTAGCAGGAGCCCAACAAAGAGCCATAGCTAGAGCTACTGCTGAAGATGAAGTAAGAGCAAAACAAATGGGTTTCTTAGGATTAGGTTTAGGTCAAGGTACTCAAATGTTAGGTCAAATAAATATGGCCGGACAAACAGCAGTTAATGCCACCGGAGCATTAGCAGGAGTTAATAGCCAATATGCTAATACACTATGGCAAGGTAGCCAAGGTGTTATTAATAGTATTCTTCAAGGCGCTGCTACTGGTGGAACTTATGCTATGTTAAAATAAGAGGAGATAGCTATGGGTTTTGGTGAAGGTGTAGCGCAAGGTATACAATTAGCTTTAACTAAAAAGCAGATTGATATCCAAAGCCAATATTTAGATTTAAAAAGACAAGAGGTTGACGCACAAAATAAGAGAATAGAAGCTGAACTATTAGGGGCTGGCTATGTTAAAGATGACTCAGGTAAATGGGTTCCTGGTGAATTACTTAAAAATAAACAGCAGTTAGAAATTGAAAAGATTAATGCTGATTTAGAAACACTAAAGCTTGAAAATAATAAATATAAAACATTATGGCAGCACGTAGCAGCTCAAACTACAGCAGATGCACTAGTTAAATCAGTTGAAGCTGGTGACCCAAGGTATATAAATGCTCTACCTGAATATACTAAAAATTTATTTGAATTCAAAAAGATAAGACCTTTTAATCCTGTAGACCCTAAGGCTGAGCAATATTTAAGAACTATACATAAAAGATTTTTAGAGAGTCCTTTAGTAGCTGAGTATTTAACACAAGCAGGAATAGACAAAGAGCAAATAAAAGATTTTAATAATTTTAAAGATATAGCTATACAAAATGCTAAAACATTAAATAAATTGGTAGGTATTTCTGAATTTTTAGATGGAAAAGAAGATGTAGTGTTATACCCAGAAATTGCTACTATAATAGGTGCTAAGCGTTTTGTAGCAGATAGTCAATTTAATTATATGGTTGATGCTTTTAAGTCTTTAACAAATGCTACTTCTAAAACATATCAGCCTTCTGTATATGAGCTTAAAAAAAGAGATATTGAAGCATATCAAAGAGAAATAGAGTCTTGGGGTAAAAATAAAGGCTTAAATGGGATAGAGCCTAAAGCATTAACACCTGAGCAAAAAGGTAAAGTATTTGACTATATGTGGACTAAAGGTATTAAGCTAGACTCACAAGATAAGAAAATAATAGAAAGTGTAAACAAAATGGTAAGCCTTGCTGACTCTGCGTCTAAGCTAACACCAGACCAATTAGGACCTATAGATAAAAAAGTATTTGATATTAAGAAATATTTAGGTATAGACCCTGATAGTGCTGAATCTGTATTAGCTTATAATTTAATTAAGTCTACTTTAAGACATGCTTTATTTGGCTCTGCTTTAACAGAAGCAGAAATTAAGTCCTTTGAAGATGCTTTTGCTAATCTAAACCAAAGACCTGAGGTTATATTTAAAGGCTTAGCGAATATGTATAAGCAAATACATGGGCAATTACAATCTGTAATTGATACTAATGACCCATATATTACTATTCCTTTATTTGGTGGTATGGTAAGTGATATTAATAGTATTATAGATAGACTTAATAATTTAGCTAAAAAATATGGTACTAAAGCAGGCGCGAAACCGGAAACGCCTAGACTTGTATCACCTGATGCTATTAATGTTAATACTCCTACTGATACTCCTGCTGAATCAATAAAGAAAAATCCTTTTTATATACAAAACTAGGGGCTAAAATATGAAAGCAACTATAGAAGATTTAAAAGATACGTTTAAGATAGGCTATGAGATTTATGAAGATTCCAGAAAGGAAGCAATGGAAGTTTGGGACTTATTTCATAATAGACACTATACACAGGAACAGCTTTCAGTATTAGCAAATAGAGGTCAGCCTAAAGAAACGTTTAATGTGTTTAAAATGTTTGGTAGAATGCTTATTGGTTACTATTCAACTGTTATAAACACAATTAAGTTTATACCAATACAACAACAAGATGTAGCAATAACAGAAATACTAAATAATTTAGTTAACTATGTATTGCGCAAGAATAATATGGACAGTGTAGGAGATGATATAAAATTAGGTGGGTTGCTTTCAGGGTTATTTTCGGCCTACATAGATGTAGTAGATAGTGGCAGAAGAGATGAGTTTGGCAGGCCTATCTATGATATAGAACTAGAATATGTGCCAGATTATGAATTAGTTTTAGACCCTATGAGTCGCAAAGAAGACTACTCTGATGCAAGGTTTATTCATAGATTTAGGTGGCTAAATAAAGAACAAGTTATAAAACTATTTGGTAAGAGAAAGGTAGATGAGTTAGAAGCTAATTATAACTTCTTAAATGTAGAGGAAGCTGAGTTAAGTTATAAATATGACAATGCTTTTGCAGGTTACTATAAGCTACATGATAATTACTTAATAGTCCACTCCATAATAGTTGATGATAAAGACGAAGTATGGTCAATTTATTGGAGTGGTGATACTATACTAGAAAAGAAAAAAGTAACGTTTAAAAAAGTAAGGTTTCCTTATAGAATTTTAAAACTTCATAAGAGTGATAAAGAAGAGTACTATGGCATAATGAGGGAAGTTATTGAGCCACAAAAAGCTATAAATCAAGCTTTATTAAAAATACAACTACTAGTTAATACTCAAAAAGCTCTTGTTCAGCATGGGGCTGTAGATAATTTAGCCGAGTTCACTGCAGCTTTTAATAGAGTTAGTGGTGTAATACCTGTAAATGACTTAAATGGTATTAAGATAGAAAATATATCTCCAGATATCCAGCAACAATACCTAATTATTAATAATGCTTTAGATAGGATACAAAAAATATTAGGTATTAATGATAGCTTTCTTGGTATGGCATATGCTTCTGATAGTGGTAAAAAAGTCCAGCTACAACAAAATGCAACTATATTAGCTTTAAGATTTGCTTCAGTTAAAATAGAAAAATTTTACAAATTACTTGGGATGGATATAGCTAATTTAATTCAACAGTATTTTACAGCTCATCAAATAATAAATCTTAACGATGATGATATAGTTAGTAGATGGCTAGAAATTAATAAACCATTAATGAAGTATACAGGTAGAATATTGCCAGATGGAACTCCTGAGCAAATCCCTGTATTTGTCGAGGCATTAAATCCTGACACAGGTGAGCCTTTAATTGATGAGGAAGGTAATTATATAATGGTTCCTGTTACAGAGAAAGGCTCAGATATTTACTTTACTGATTTTGATGTAGAAGTGCAATCTGTTGCTTATAATGATACTAATGAACAGAATAGGCAAATGCTTGAAACATTATTAGGTGGTCCTGTAGGACAACTATTAATGCAAATAGCACCTGCGCAATATTTTAAAATTGCTTCACTTACAGTTAAAAATATTAAGCTTAAAAATTCTAGTGAAGTAGCAGAAATTTTAAGCCAAGTTTCAGCTGCGTTAGGCGGAAGTCCACAGTTAGAACAGCAAGCTCAAATGATGGCTCAAGATGTTAGTCAATTAGCATCACAGCCAAATAGGGAGGGTTAGTAAATGGCAGAAGTAAAACTTGTATCAAAACTTATTGAGGCTATAGATAACTTTATAGCTAAAAACCCAGAAATTAAAACAATTAAAAAAGAATCATTACTTAATGGTTTAAAAAATAGGGGTGTTAAAGTAGATGACCCTATTTATAAACCAATGCAAAAATTTATAGGAGATTCACAGCGAGTTGATATTAAAGGGCTTAAAAATTACCTTGAAAATAATTTAGATATTGAGAGAATAAATTCACCTCATAAAGAATATATGGGCTATGCAAATGTTCCTAAAAAATCTGCTAATTTAGACTTTGATTATAATGAGGATGTTATAGTAGATAGTAGATTTCCTATTTATACTCCACATTGGAGTTTATTAAAAACTAATAATGTTGAAAACTTTGGTCCTCATTCTAGATATATTTATAACCTACAAACACCACAAGGTAAAATATATTCATTACAAGAAATACAATATGATGCTGCTCAGAGTATAAAAAATGCAGTGCCTATAGAAGACTTACCTGAGCGTTTTGTAGGAAAACCTACTATTAATTACACAGGTAAAGAAAATAAAAAGTTCCTAGAAATTGCAGATGATTTTTTAACTAAGTCAGATGATGCCAATCAATTCTTAAAAAATACTATAGGTAAAACTTATAATGAATTAGCTGATTCTGATAAAACTAAAGTGTTATATTTTTTATCTGTATCTTTTACTAAATATAATCCTTATACACCTACACAGCAAAAATTTGCGTATTTAAGTTTTGACAATCCATTAGATACTAAATTTACTGTAGATAATCAGAGAGAATTGTTTGGAAAATTTAAAAATTATTTTATTGAAAATTTTGTTGATAAAAGTGTTAAAGACAAAGATGCTTTTGTGGATGCATTAGGTAGATATACAAGTACCCGCATAAAAGATGCAGATAAATTTATGAAAAATACTAAGGGTAAAGTACCTCTAATAGATAACTGGTGGAAATATGAATTAAATTATAACTTATCTAATGCAGCTAAAACTGGGCATAATATATTTGAGGTTATTTTAGACTCAAAAGATGTGCAACCTAGGGCATACCCAAGTATAAATACAGGTAAAGTTGAAAAAGTAGATAAATGGTACCAAGATGCAGTATATAAATATCTAAAAGGTATAGCTAAACAAATGGGAACAGATGTAAAGATTGAAACTAATACTTTACTAAATGGAGACCCATTGGTAGCTAGGCTGTATTTTCCTAAAGATGTAGATATAAAACTATACAAACCATTAGTTGCTATGGCGACTGGTACTGGACTTACAGCAGCATTAGCAGATAATGCAGAAGCTGCTGATGCTATACCATTACAAGAAGCTGTCAATAAAGTTCCTGAATTATTAGAGCAAGGTTATACTAAGGAAGAGATAGATAAGTTTTTTAAGGAAGCTTATGGTGTAGATTTAAACGAGGCTAAAACTAAGTTTAAAAAACTTGATTTTAATGTGAATGAGCTTAAGTTTCAAACGCCAGAACAACTAGAACAAAACTTTATAGACAATAAGTTTGATACAGTAACAACTTCTAATTATGAAGATATTTTAGCTCAGCAATTATATAAAGCTAAAGAAACATATTCTAAGCTAAAAAGAAAGAAATTTTCCATACTAGAGGAGTCTTTCTTTGCACCTTTAATTTATGATAAGATTGAATTAGCTAAGGCTAAATTTAAAGCTAATACTGAAATAGGTAAAATATTACAAGAACAAGGTTACGAGGTATTTGTTGATTCAGAAAGTGGTGATTTATATATAAATCCAACTGGACAGTCTGTAGAAGATTTAAAGAAAACTATGGGTGATGACTGGACACAAGCTATGCAACCACTTGATGAATCTATACTAGATAGTATAATTAATTCATTGGGTGAAACTAGTGGAGCTATAACTGGTGCTGCAATAGGGGCTAGGGTTGGAGCCCCATTTGGATTTGGAATGCTAGCCGGTTCTGCAATTGGTGCCGGAGTGGGTTATTTAGTAGACTATTTAAAAGCTTCAATGGATACAAAAACTAAAATAGACTATATTGAAGCATTAGATAATGCTAAAGACTCAGGTGCTTTAGATGTAGCATTTACTGTATTAGGTAGTGCAGCATACAAACTAACAGCTAAAACAATTAAAACAGTGTCAGACTTAGTTAAGACTATTAAATATAATACAGGTAATGAAGCTAATAAAGCTTTAAAAGCCTTAAAAGATATTCTTAACCTAACTGATGACCAATTAGAAGAAGTTGCTTTAACTATAGCACAGCAAACTAAGAATGACCCTGTAGCTAAATTTGTGCAAAATGGAAAGCTAGACCCTGATAAGGCTATAGAAAGTGTAATAACTACAATGCCAGGCGGTGAGGCTATAGTAAGACCCGCAGCTAGAAAAAACTTATTTACTATTGAATTAGCTTCTAATATAGACAAAAGAGCTAAGGATTTAAAATTATTAGTTAATAACAGTTTACCAGAACAAATAGGAGATGTAGTAATAAAAGACCTTACTAATTATAGAACCTTAGTTAAAGAACTATATAGCTCTGTGAAGCAACAAGGTATTAAATCTGTGCCACCTGAACTTTATCAATTTGATATGAAAAAACTTGCTTTGCCACAAGTTTTGGATAGCATAGAAAAGAATATTAAAGACCCAACTAAACTTGAACAATTTCTCAACTATATTAAAGTTATAAATAATAGAACTACAGACAGAAGTTTTGAAGCTTTGTTAGATTTAAGACAAGCAGTTAATGACTTTAAATATAGTAAAATTCTTGAAGATAAAAGAGACTTTGATGCAATTAATAGTGTCCTTAAAAATATTGATGGTGAAATATCGACAGTAGTTAAAAATATTTTACCTGAAAATGAAGCTAGAGCTTGGTTAAATAATTGGAAAATGGCCAAGCAAAAATACGCCGAAATGAAAATGCTAGAGAATAATGTTTTATTTAAAGCTTTAAATAAACCAGGGATTAGCGAACAAACAGTTAGAAGACTTGTATCTAAATATGCTAGTAGTTTAGATAATACTTTTAACGATGTAATGGTAAGACTTCCAGCTAATACTAGAACTATAGTTGAAAAATCTATTATAGACTATTATCTAGAAAAAAATATGAAAAAAATTGAAGGATTTAGTGCAATTGACTTTGAAAAATTAGCAGAAAATATTAATGCAGTTAAAATAGGCACTCCCGAAGGTAAAGAGCTAAAAGCAGTTATTAATGAGATGGCTAAAATATATAAAAATGATGTGGCACTTTCAAGAGCTTCAAGAGGTTTATTCAATATGCAAAATAGTACTTATATTACTGATGACTTAGTTGCTAGAAGTAAATTTGAACTTGTCAATAGAGTATTTGATTATATTAAAAGAAAGATGCCTACTAAGAAAGGTAGTGCTTTATCTCTTATTCATAAAGTTAGTAAAATATTAGAAAATCCTATGGATGCAAAACTTCCTTCTGAAATTAAAAAGTTAGTTGTATCTGATGATTGGGCTATATTAGAAGATAGCATTTTAAAGCTAAGACAAAATGTTGCAAATACACCTAGTAAAAATGCTATTAATAAAATGCAAGCATATGCAGAAATAGATGAAAAAACAGGTAAAATACTTAGGTTTACTACTGAAAAACCTGCAGGTAAAGCGAAGCAAATTTTTGTAAATCCTGATAGAATTGCTTCTGAAGCACAACTAAAAGTAATATTTGAAAATACTAAGCTAAGTCCTAAAGATTTGAATAGCCCTATTATCAAGGCAGAGTTAAGACGTAAAGGCTATATAGGTTATAAATTAAGAGATAAGTTAGAGTTATTTAAAGAGGATATAGTGGAGTAGCAGAGGGCAATTAGCCCTCTGTTAAATCCTTAATAAAGTCTAATACTTTTTCTAAACCTTCCTCACCATTAGCTACAAAAGCTATACCATTACTTTCTTTTATCTTATCTAGGTTTATTTTTTGTAACTCTGAAAGCTTACAGTAGTTCTGAGCTTTAACCTCAATAGCAAAAAATTTACCTTCGGGAGTGCAACCTATTATATCAGGAATTCCTTTCTTATTAGCTGAAATAACTTTAAAATGATATATCCCTGCAGTTTTAAGATAGTTTATTATCTTATTTTGATAATACTTTTCTTGTCGCATAATGCCTCCAGTTAATGAATATTTCAATCCGTATCGCAATGTTTAATAAGGCCTAAGGTATTTATATACATATTTAAAATTAGCCTTTTGCCAATACCTATTTATCAAACCTAACTTCTATAAATCTTGGAGCAAATAAACTATATTCTCCTGTCTCATTCATAATTATATGTGTATACCTAACCGTTATAGTTTTATTTAAATAATAGTCAAATGGCAATTGCCTATCTATATCGGTTAAACCAGAGCCTACTTTAACTTTAACAAAAGTATCATCAACAAAACCTTCACAAGCTAATGCGCCAACCATACCTTTATATTTTCCTTCACCTTCAATAACATCAACACAAGTTAAGTCTGCATCTAATACAGGTTTTAGTTTTAGCCAAGCATTGCTTCTTTTAAAGCTATAAAGACTATCCCATTTCTTTAACATTAAACCTTCTTGGCCTTGATTAATAGTATTTGTAAATAAGTTATTTAATTCTTTCATATCACTAACTTCCCAAGTTTCTGCTAATTTAAACTTACTTGAGTTTAAAAATAATAAGAATTCTGTAGCTTTTTTATACCTTTCAGCATAAATTTTTGAGCAAAAAGTAGACTCAAATTCTTCTAAATCTAAGTAATCAAAAACATTAATAATAAGGTCTGAATCATCAATAATAGCGCCTTGTATAGCACTATTAATTTTACCTGCTAAAGCAGGTCTATCAATTTGTAACCCATCTTTAAAAGTTATTTCTCCATCTAAAACACCATTCATATACATATTATAATTTTTAGAACAAAAAGTAGGTAAATATATAGCTTTACCATTTCTTGAAAATAGTGTTAGCTTACCATTTCTAAATACACAAATTACTCTAACGCCATCAAATTTAATTTGAGCAATATAAGGAAATTTAGGTTTAACTTTATGAAAGTCCTTAGCTAATTGCACTTTAAATACAGGAATAAAATTAGAATATACAGAATTAAATAATGTTGCGGATACCCCGCATTCTAAATGCTTATTACAAATAAGTTTTATTAAATCACCATTTTTAAAAGCAAAGTCTTCAGCAGCTTTTCTAGCTTCGTTACCAGTAATTTTTCTATCTTTTAACTGATTTAATAAGCTAAACATTTCTTTAGTAGGTTCACCTAAATTATACCAGTCAATCACTGAAAAATTAAGATAGTATGTATAATAAGGGTTGTAAGCATAGTAAAATACTTGCTTATCAATATTTGATAAATCACGTAAAATTAATTCTTTGCTTAACTTACTTGCTGTTGCTTTTAAATCTAATAATGCCTTCATATTAGCCTCCTAATGTATATCGTTCAAACATAGAATCCACAAAGTTTTTCTTATTAATACTAACAGTGTTATAAACTTGTTCACTTATAGCTTTTTTAACTAATAAATAATGCACTACTATATCTTCTTTTCTATGCATACTAGCTTGTCTTGCCCTACGTTGTGTCCATCGTGCAGTAGAAAAATCTTGGGAATAAATAATTAAATGCTTTTTATGAGCGAGGTCTATACCTTCTGCATAACTAGTCGACTGAAGTATTAAAGCATGTTTAAAATAATTTCTTAACTTCATTCCTTCTGCGATATAATTATACATTATAACTATATCATCAGAGTCTCCCCAAGTGTTTAAAATATAGTCAATCTTTTCATTATTAGGTAAAATTAAATAATCGTTATCAATTTTAGCTACACCTCCTTCAAGCATATGTAAAGAAGTTCTTAATTTCATAGAGGTATCACAAATTAATAATTTGTCATCAATTTCTAACATATTCTTTCTAACTAATTGATTATATTTTTTAGTTGTCTCTTCATTTAATTCTATATAATGAACACAATCTGTAGGTTCAAAAGGAAAACCCAGTTGTTGCCTAGTATAAATAATAAAAAAGTTCTCAACATCTTGCAGAACTTTATTCTCAATTGTATTATTATATTTAACTATTTTTCTACCAGCTATCCACTGCTCTTCAGGAACACCATAGTTTTTAAACCAATGATAAAAATTCTTATAACTTTTCCAAGGTGAATATTTAGTTAAAGCAAATTGATGAAATAGCTGGGCATAACTCTGTGCGTGAGGAGTAGCACTTAAATATATTATTGGCTTGTTATAAGTAAAAGGCTTTAATTGTTTAAATGTTTTTGAAGGCTTAGGATAACCTGAAACATAATTATGAGCTTCGTCCAAAATAACTAATTCAAATTCATTGTTATTTAATTTGTGAAGGCTATGATAATTTATCAAAGTATAATTTTTAGCCGTTTTAAAATTTTCAAAATGCCATTGCCAACCATCCAAAGCTTTTTTCTTAGTTACAACTAGTATATTATTAGCTTTAGACTGCTCAGCTATAAGAATAGCAGACAGGGTTTTACCTGTCCGCTCTTGCATAGCTAAATAACAAATACCATAAGTTCTTAGCAATTGCAGTCCTTTTTCAGCAATTTTAAACTGAAAGTCTTTTGGTTCCAGCATTATATTTCTCCCTTTACAAAAGGACAAGTATCATATAAAGAGCAATAGTTAGGACTACATAAGTACCATTTAGGATTACCTCTAAATAATACTTCAGCTGGTACTGTATCTTTAAAAAATATACTTAAAGTTTTAAGCATAGATTCTAATAAATATTTAGCTTGAGTTGTGTCAACTTCAATATCCATTATTTGGCCACCTGCTGTAGTCTTAGATAAAACTATATTCTGAATATAAGAATAACTAATCTTTTTATTATTAACTTCAGCTAAATATTTATACACACTTTGCTGAGTTTTATAATGCGCAGTTGTAGCTTTTCTTTGAGTAGTTTTAATATCGCCTATCTCTTTATCAGTTATATAATCTATAGTTCCTCCAATTTCCGCAACAACAGGATGAGTAATTTGTATAGCATACCTTTTCTCAACTGCTTCTGGAATATCTAAAAACGGCATAAGGTCTTCTATAAATATTTTAGCTCCTTTAACAATAAAATACTCAGCATTATCTTCTTTAATTGTCTCATCAAATTGCAAGCCTTTCTGTTTCTCTTCTTTAAAAGCTTCCATAGCTGCATCAAGAGCTACGCTTTCAGTTGTGACTTTTCTTTTTTCTTTCATACTTTCAGTCCATAAAACTTCCGCTGCTTTATGGATAGCAGTTCCTACCGCAGCCCTAGCTGACGGAATAGTTATTACCCCTTCTAAAAATACCTTAGCCCATTGATAAGGGCAGTTCAAAAATGTGTCTATAGCAGAAGGTCTAATAGTTATTTTACGCCCATCCCAATTAATCATCTTTTTCTCCTTTTAGCAAATAATTCAACCAAAAATATAGCATTAGTTGCAGCATGTGACAGGTGATGTATACCACTTTCTTTGTCAAATTCCTCTCCTAATCTCCAGGCTTCTATATGACGATATAAAGCTGCAATGTATCTGTATGGGTCATCTACTAATTTCCAATTATTTGGCTTATATTTCTTAGCTCCATAAGTAAGAACTCTAGCTAATTCTTTTAATGCAAATGGAGGTAGTAAATCATACCTAAGCTTATCTGCATCAAACTTCATAAATGCACCAACTATATGTAGCTTGCAACCAAATTTTTTAATTTCAGCTAAGCAATTTTCACAAGGTGGATGGGTTACAAACATAGTTAATCGACTAGTATCTATAACATTTTCATGCTCAGCTTGGCTAAAATTTTTAATACAAGCCACTTCAGCATGCACTACATTAGGCAGAGTAATACCATCTATCTCACAAGGCTCATCCTCATTTGGGTTATGATTATAGCCTGAAGCCACTATAATATCATTTTCTACGTCAGCTAATATAGCCCCAACTTTTCTCTTTTTAGAAGGACTTTGTGCAGCAACTTTTAAAGCTTCTGCTTCAAATTTGTCTATATTTCTAATCTTACTCATTTGACACCTCTTTCCATAATAATGTTAATCTTTCTGTAGGTGGGATATAAGAGTCACCTTTGTTAATGTTAGCTTTTATACTTGAGTCAACTTTCTCAACTTTTTTAGAATCATTAGAATCACAAACAATTTCAATAGCTCTGTAAATTTGCTCTTCGTTTAATCCAAGCTTCCATAAAGCACCAGTAGCTACATAAATAATATCAACTAAAGCATCGATTTTATCTACTGGGTTTCTTGCAACAGTAAGCTCATTAACTTCCTCAAGCAGCAAATTACAAGTTAAATTGTGACTATACTCTTGCTCGTATCTGTTACTATTCCAATTAATTATCCTTTTGATTATAAGTGTATCCATAGTTCAACTCCTCTAATTTTATTTTGTAGCCTATAATTATTTAATAACCAATCTTTTTGCCATCTTTTGCCTTCAGTTAAAACTTGCTCACTTCTAACAATATACAACATAAATGGAGGGTATTCTTTAAAAGTTTTAATACCTAAATTAATGTGGTTTAGCATATAAATATCTTGCTCTTTAGTTAGTCTTGTAGTTATTTTCTTAATACTAGTAGGCAAATCATTATAGGTATTGTCACTACAAACTATATATTTGTCACACACTAAGTCAATTAAAAATTGTTTATCCCAATTAGGCCTATTTGGTAAATTACCTTCCTCATCAAGATAAAAATTATACGTATTATCTAGTAACACGCTACCAATTCCATTATACAAATAGTTCATATTTGAAATCTCCTTTAGGTTCATAGTCAAATATTACAAGCAAGTCTTTAGTAAAAAATGTGCTAGATATACCTGGTAGTATATTAAGCATATAAGTAACAGGCTCAAACTTTGAACTATTAATTAGCTCTAATTGTTTAATTAAAGTTTTAACATGCTTTTGATAAATATGAGCATCACCTAACATAAAGATTATTTTCCTTGGTAATTTATTAGCAGCATTAGCAATAAGAGCTAATAATAGGCCAGCAGTTACAAAGTCTACAGATAAACCTAAAGCAACATCTGCACTTCTTTGATACCATATCATATCAACAAACTTATCTTCACAGTAGAATTGGTATAAAATATGACAGCAAGGCAGACTAAGCTTATTTAGCCTATCCGGGCGCCAACCAGAAATAATCATTCGTCTGTCTGTAGGATTTTCTTTAAGAGCCTTTTCAACTGCAAGTAACTGATTAACACCATTCCAGTCAAGCCAAGCATTACCGTAATCTAATTCTAAATTTCCTTCAGCATCTCCATATTCAGTCCAATATTTGCAGCCTCTTGAAGTAAAATCCTCAACTTTTTTAGGCTTGTTAAGAAATGCTTCTAATTCACCTGCTGCAGATTTAAATGGTATTCGTCTACTTTGCATTATAGGGAAACCATTCATTGACATATCATAAGTGAAGGAATAGCCAAATATGCTAAAAACTTCACCATTTCTAACTTGCCTCTTATTACCAGTAGTTAGTATATGATTAGCTAAATCTTTAAAAGCATAGTCGATTAAAGTCATTGCTCTACCTCGTCATTGTCCTCGTCGTCATCTAATTCATCCAAATCATAACCATAAAATTCTAAATCGTCATAATCTAATACCTCATCATCAAGTAATGTTTGAATTTCTTTTTTAGTTAGATAACCATTTCTCAAATCCTTAATTGCCTTATCATACTCTTTTTTTCTACCACATAATGAGTCCGGCTCATTCCAATCACCTGAGCATTCACCAAAATAATTCTCATATTTACATATTCCAGTATAACACATAAAACACCTCCTATAAATTTATTTCCCAAACAAACTTATCGCTTTCTATATCACCCCAATTATAACCAACTCTAACATTAACAGGCATAGGTATATCTTTAGCTTTGACTCCAGTTCCATTAACTAATTCTTGCCAAGCTCTTTGCATACATTCACCAACTTTCTTAGCCACTTCTTTATATTCAGCAGGCTTATCAGGGCCAGTTATATAAAAACTATCGTGGATATAATTATTTAATTCAAATTCAGAGCCTTGCAAAATCTCATCAATATATATTAAAGCTAATTTACTTATCTCTGCTCCAAAACCTTGATTCATAATATTTAATTGGTCCGTTAGTCGGGCACCTAAATATTTTCTACCACAAGGAGTTGACCATAACTGCTGGTGTCTCCAAGCTGATTTACCTTGCTCCTGCCAAGCTGTTATACCTGAATATAAGTTATGCCACTTTTGTTTCTTATCTCTTATCTCATCTTCAGTTAGCCATATGTTAGCATCCTTAATAAGCCTTGATTTAGCAACTCCAACACCTGCACCATATAATAAACTAAAATTAAAAGTTTTAGCTATTTGTCTTTCTCGTTTCGTCCAGTCTTTACCAAATAATAGCTCAGCAGTATAACCGTGTAAATCTATACCTTCTTTAAATAATTGGCACATTATTTTATCTCCAGTTATTGCGGCTATTGTCCTTAACTCTAATTGAGAAAAGTCAGAATAAATAATAACATGCTCTTCAGGTGCTGAAAATAGTTTTTTCAAATTACGAGGAATTTGCTGTAAATTTTGGTCAAAACTAGCAAATCTACCTGAACGTGTTTTAGGTGAAAATTTACCATATATTTTATTATCACTATCACAAGAATCTAAAAACTTTTGAATAAATGAGTTCTCTTTTAGCAATTTTCTAACTATTCTAACTTGCTCCGCTTTTTCATTACCTTGCAAAGCTAACTTAGCTAAAGCTAAATCATCAGATTCCTCACTTTCTATATAAGGTCTTACTTGGATATAACTATTAGGGTTAATTGGTAAATTGATTTTTTGGACTTTTTCTTTATTTAAAGATAGATATTCAAAACTTTTATTTATATCTAAATATAAACCATTATTTTGGAAATTTAATGCTATTTTTAACGTTCTAATATCTTGTTTATAAACAAATGAATCAGTAACAGTTTTACACTTTTCCCAAATTGGTGCTAAATAATAAGTATCTTTCTTTGCATACTCTATCTGCTCTTGTGAGTATAAGCCTTTTTTGAAAGATTTTTGCAAGTCTTTTTTATTACTTTCATAAGGATTAAAACCTAAAGCATATAAACAAACAGATTCTAAGTCAAAGTTTTCTTTTGCAGGCCACCTTAGCTTTGCTGCAATAAATGTGTCATCAAATTTATAAGGTATAAAATTAGTTTTAGTCTGCTTTTGCATTGTTGATATGTCATAATGAATATTATGACCTATAATATATTTATCAAGCAAAAAACTAAGTAAATCATAAGAATTAGGTCTTTCTATAACTATTGCTTCAGGCCAACCTTTCTGATAAAATGAAGCTAATAATATTTCACCATATAAATCTTGAGTTTCTAAGTCAAAAAATAAAGGCTCTTCTTTATTGACATTTTCAATCATCGCAACCTCCTAAAGTAGAGAAGAGAGGCTTAGGCCTCTCATTAAATTTCTGGTAATGTATTTTCGTCAGGTGTTATAAAATCCTCTTCACCTGATGAGATATCATCAAAATTATCACCGGGGTTATACTCAATAAATGTTTTTAACTGAATACCATTCAAGTACAAAGTAACCCCAGCTTGGCCTGCGGCTTCATAGATTCCCATAAAGCCAGATATTCTACCAGTTGAACCATTTCCAATTTTCTTATCACCTAAATTAATTCTGTGCCCTTTGGCATTATAAATGTTTACTACTTTCTTTTCTCCGTTAGGAAATGTTGTGCTGGTTTTGAAAGTAAACAACGTTCTCCCAGTTTCATTTCCATCTGCGTCATATTCTGCTTTGAAGCCCAATGACTTAGGCTCTTTTTTACCTTTTTTGGGTTTATACTCTTCCCAAAAGTTGGTAATTTCCATTTTTAGCCCTTCTGCTTGCTCACCTTCAAGAGCAAGAGTTGCGACATATTGAAGTCGCCCTGATAAATCTTCTTTACCTTCGCCTGAATGTGTTACCCATAAAAGTTCTCCTACCGGAGTGATTACTTTTTCAAGTGCCATAATATACCTCCTTTGTTTTTAGTCCAAATGGACTTATTTATTATAATATAATAATTTTTAAACTTTGTAAATATAAAATTTCATTTTAATTCACCAAACTCTGTTCTGGTTTGTCTGTAATATTGCTCTAACCCATCTATTATATAGTAGAATATATTAACAGACTTATGTGTAGTATGGTACCTTTTAAAACCTACATCTTTAAGTGCTTTGACTAATACTCTAACAGAGCCTTGACCTTCAGTTAAATGATTATATAACTCAGCTAAAGGGTCATGCATAAGTCGGCCATTCTGCCAACCTGTATCATAATCAGCTATATTATAATCTTTAAATAATTGGTCTAGCTCTTCAAATTTTTGCTGTGTAATTAGGTGTACTAACAGTTTATACGCTGGTTGGGAGTCTAAAACTATCTTTTGTTTCTGCGCTGTTTCAGGAGCAATCATATACTCATTCGATGATAAGTTTTCAACATTTGTAGCTAACCAATAACAAAAATCAGTTAGCTCTTCTTTTAAACTGCTAACAAATTGAGATATATCACTCACAAACGGTTGCCTATCTAATCTGTTAGGAGTTAAGAAAAAAGCAATTCGTCTATCCTCAATCTCGAGTGGCAATGGGTTATTATTAGCTGTTAGCACAAATGTGCAACTATGCCAATAATTAAAACCATCCTGTCTCATCGCCCTTATTTGTATTTGTGGCGAGCCTGAGTAAGATTTCAATTTTCCAAGAACTATATTACGTTCTGCATTAGAAGTTAGTTTATTACCATACTCATCTAATTGCACCAGAAACTTATCCATTAACCAGCCATTATACTGTTCACAAAATACTTTAGTATCAGGCTTAGCAGTATATTCAATGCCTATTATATCAGTTAATAAGCTAAATAATGTATCTTTACCTGAACCTTGCGCACCTATAAAATATAATATTATAGGGCTATATTTAAATGTTGTGAATTTAGTCCGTATAAATCGTAAAAGCCATAGCCTATCTTTATCATTAGGCACAAGAGATTTGAGAAATTTAATTGTGTTTACCGGCTCTTTATAGTTATCCTTATGTAATGATGGGTTATTCAGTATTTCAAGATAATAAGACCTTCTAAACAAATTAAACTGGGCATTCTCGAGGTGCCCAAATTCTCTTGTTGGCTCTATAACAGAATTAATTATTGACTTATACTTATCATATTGCTCTTCTGTTAGTTTCCGCCCAGTTAATGCTTTAATTGTGCTAATACAAACACGTTTTTCTGTAAAAGCTTTAGTGTAGTTTTTAGTATAATTAATAAGGTAAAATATACCTTTTTGGTCGTCAAAAAATGACTCAATGAAGTCTCCATTAAGTGCAGTAGCCACAAAGCCAATTTGCTGCCAATATTCATCATAAGTCCAAATAGCTTCACCATTTATTTTAGCTTGCCCAGTTAGCATTGGTTTAATTATAGTAGCCTCTAAACGATGAGCAGGCATAGGATTTTCCCAAAGCTGATTAATAAGTTTAATAGCTTTAGTATATAAATCCTCGTCAATGCTTGGGTCTGCACCAAGTATAGCACTTACCTGTGATAAATAGGCAGAGCCTTGACCCATTGGTATTTCATTAGGATGCAGGTGGCCTATCTTTTTATAAGTAGAATGCTCCCTAAATTGTTTAGGTGTAATTATCTTAAACAATGCTGGAATATACTCTTTACTTTCCACAAATTCAATAACTAATGGAGCTAACCTATAATTAGTTGTGATTCGCTTATTAAGTGACACAGTTTGTCCAGCCATTGTTTTAGTTGTAGCTAACAATTTTAACAAAGCAACTACAGACTCAGGAGCTTCTTTTAATTCTGGGCAATTTTTAATATTATAATCCCAAGGATGCTTTGTTTGATTAGCTTTTGTTGGCAAATATATAAATCCACCATCAGAAAAGAAATCTAACCCTTCAGCTCTAAAACTTGGAATTCCTTCAATATATTTATATATTATAGTGCCACACTCTTCACCTTTTCCTTTTGACCTGAATACAAATTCATAATTAGCATCAAGTGACCTAAACAAGTTCCAAGTTTTCTCTGTGTCACAATCTATTGCCACAATTCCAGAGACTTTCCCAGTCATAGCTCCGCCAATGGGAGTAATTTTTGTATTGAAATTTTCAGTATAAATTTTATTCCAATTTTTTGGGAACAGCGGTATTGTCTTTTTACCATCCTCTAATCGGCGGAGCTCTCCTTCAAGCGGAACAGTGTGCCAGCCCAAGTCAATAAATAACTTCATTGTTAGCTCCTATTGTTATTTTTTTCTCC